CCACAAACGCATTGGTTTGACGAGCGGATGGAAATTCTGATTAAGTGGGCAAACAATCCAAAGAGCAAAGAATGGACTCGAAAGATGTCAACATCAAGACGACCTGTGCAGCGGACAAACGCATGATGTACCCAACCACCCGCAACAAAGCCAAGATCCTCCGAGCAGCCATGTACCTACGGCATGAAGGCTTTACCGTTGGCCAAACAAAGACAGGGTTTGTCGCTGTTGACGATGACGGCATTGTCATTCAAGCAACCCCGTACCGCACCAGCGCACAGATCTTTCATCCTAAACTCAAGATCTACCGTGAGGAATATGCGCTATCCCTGCAAGAAATTTATTGGTTCACCGAAAAACTGTCATTGTTGACAGAGTGGGCAAAAGATCCAAACGCCAAAGAACCGCCGCGCATCATTGCCATGTCACGCAGACCTGTACCGTCACGGCAAGGAACCGCATGATCCATACGCTTTGTGCTGTACCAATTGCTTTGATCTTCCTTGCCGCATGCGGCTTGTGGCTATGGTTCTTTGACGATTCATCTCCAGACTACGAATGAGACACACCAACCTACCCCACCATTTCTATGTGCAAGTTGACAACCAATACCTCGGCCCAAACATGCCATCCGGCACAACGCCTGGTATGTGGCATGCCATCTACGCTCGACCCGGTCAGTACCTATCTTGCCATGTGATCCTTGCGTCTGGAGCGCACTGGTCAGGCTTGCCGCTTCACGCGCTGTCAACGACCGAGTCCTTTGACCCTGACTTTGATGATTCCTCGCAGCCGTGGGGAGCAATGGGAAACAACATCGAAGCCGTGCAATTCAAGGCACTTGAAGGTTTGACTGTCAACGCGTTCCGCGCCGAGGTGTCAGGCATACACACAGGTATTGTGATTGATTGGGCTGACGGCTACTCGCGATACCCCGCAGAACACAAGCCATTGAGCCTGATCATTGCCGATGAAGGTTGGTTCTTGCTGTTGCCCAACAACCACTTTACCGTTAAGGACAAGCATTTCGTTGACACCAAGAAGTACGTTGATCAAATGAAATTCTATAAAAGAGGCGATCTCGTATATTGGGAAACTGATTGACTTATATACTGACGTAGATGACAATAAACACTTACGACGAATTCAAAACGCATATCCGCGAGACACTTGAGTCGCAAGGATCGACACGCGGGGAACTTGCGATTGCGATGGATCGAGCAGGGATACTCCGAGCGCACACGGTGAGGTGCTTGCTTGGTACGCCTGGTACGGTGATCGGCAAACGAAAGCCAGCGTTCGACTCTGCGCTTGCCATTGCCGGCGCAGCGGGGTTTGACATCGTCCTGCGTAAACGCACATGATCACCAAGCGTATAGCCATCGTCGCTGTTAATGAAGACGGCTATCGCATCGGGCAATCGCATCACAACGCAAGAATCTCAGATTATGCAGTACAGTGCATAAGAGACGCACGGGAGGAAAGAGGGCTTTCCTACGGCAAATTAGCGTCAATGTTTAAACTCTCAAAGTCCACCATACAGAAACTATGCAACTATGAAAGACGCGCCCAAATCCCTCGCGCTTACAAAAAAGTCACCCAGTACCTCTGTGATCAAGCGACCAGTGGGCAAGCCGAAACGCGGCCCGGTCATGCACAACCCCAAGGCAGCGGAAGTACTTGATTGGCTGTCAACGGGTGGAACCCTGCTTGAGTTTGCCAACCGCAAAGGCAACCCGGATGTGCGGACGGTTCACCTATGGAAAGAGGAAGACGAGGAATTTGCTGCACTCTATAAGGTCGCCCGTGACAAGGGACAAGAGGCAATGCTTGAGGAATGCAAGACCCTGTGCGACACGGAGCCTACAGACGCAGTACAAGCCGCCTGGAGGCGTTTGCAGGTCGATACCCGGATGAAGTGCCTTCGGATGTGGAACCCCGCCCGGTGGGCAGAGCGCGTTGACATGAACCATTCCGGTGGCATTAGCCTGATGGTGGCAACAGGCGTACCGGAGCGGTAATGGCTCGCACCGTCAGTTTGCAGTACAAGCCGCGAGCATGGCAGCGGGCTTGCCATGTCAATAAGCGCAGGTTCACTGTGTTGGCACTCCATCGTCGTGCCGGCAAAAGCGAATATGCCATTATGGAATTAATTGACAAGGCGATTCGGTTCAAACAGGAACTTGGCCTGTTCTTTTACGTTGCCCCGTATTTGAAACAAGCAAAGGCTATTGCCTGGGCGCGGCTCAAACAGAAACTTGCGCCCCTTGTCATGGAGAACGCAATTGACATTAACGAGGGCGAACTGCTCGTCACGTTTAAGCACAATGGGTGCGTTATTCGTATATTTGGTGGCGACAACCCCGATGCAATGCGCGGTGTGCGACTTGACGGTTGCGTGATTGACGAGGTGTCACAGGTCAAGCCGGAGGTGTGGAACGACATCATTCAGCCGGCATTGTCTGACCGTCAGGGTTGGGCAATGTTCATCGGGACACCGTCAGGCATCAACCTGTTCAGCGAGTTGTACTACCGCGCACAGTCGTTGCCTGATTGGAACGCCGCTCGGTACACGGTTTACGACACCCAGGCAATTGACCCCAAGGAAGTCGAACGCCTGAAGCGCGACATGCCTGAGACTGCGTTTGCTCGCGAGTACCTGTGCGACTTTGCCGCTGCCGGCGATGACCAGTTGATCAGCCTGTCAGACGCTGAACTTGCAGCAAGCCGCGAATATACGGACAAGGACATTGAAGGATCACCCCGCATCCTTGGCGTTGATCCTGCACGGTTCGGTGATGACCGCAGCGTCATTGTCAAACGTCAAGGATTGATCATGTTCCCGCCTCTTGTGTACAGGGGCATTGACAACATGGAACTTGCCGCTCGCGTTGCGTCGGTCATGGAATCTTGGGAGCCGGACGCGGTGTTCGTTGACAGCGGTGCAGGTGCAGGAGTCATTGACAGGCTGCGTCAACTTGACTTTGATCCCATCGAAGTGCCGTTTGGTGGCCGCGCCATTCAACCCGATCAGTTTGTTAATCGACGCACCGAGATGTGGTGGGGCATGAAGGAATGGATTGAGCAGGGTGGCAAGATACCAAACGACGTTCAATTGAAGCAAGAGATGGCAACGCCTGTGTATTGGTTTGACCAGGCTGGTCGCAAGGTGCTTGAGTCAAAGGACGAGATTAAGAAGCGTTTGCAAGGTGGCGCATCACCTGACCTTGCCGATGCGCTCGCGCTGACGTTCGCATATCCGGTTCGTAAACGATCCTTATTCGACAAGTACAGGCGCAAGTCAACTGCGAACGAAGAGTATGACCCATACAAACACGTTGTCTAGTACCCGTATGCACGGTGTAGAGGGCTAATTTATGCTGACGATTCGCCGCGCAACAATTGACGATGTGGAGGTTCTTACGCATATGAGTAGGCAATTCCACAACTTCGCGCCACACGCAGCGATGATCAACGCAACCGACACGGAACTGGAAGCCGCGATCCACGCGCTCATGGAACATGGGTGTGTGTTCGTCGCTGACCTTGGTGGCGTAGTTGTTGCCATGCTTGGCGCGATCATCAACCCCATTTGGTTCTGCCCCCGTGTCAAGATGGCGCACGAACTTGCATGGTGGGTTAACGAGGATGCCCGTGGTAGCCGAGCAGCAATCCTGCTTGTCAAGGCGTACGAGGCGTGGGCAAAGGAACAGGGCGCACAGGTCGCCACAATGTCAGACCTGATGGTCAACACCACCGTGGAGCGGATGCTCACTCGGATGGGATTCCAGGCAAGCGAACGAACATACGCAAAGGAACTGTAATGCCATTATTTACATCAGTTGGACTTGCTCTTGGAGCATCAGCAGCAACCGCAGCCGCAACCGGAGCAGCAGCAATTGGAGCCGGCGCAGCCGCCGCAGGGGTTGGTGTGTCTGCCGCTTCGGCAATGGCGGGGCAGCAAGCGCAACAAGACGCAATGCGTCAGCAGAAGAAGGCGCAGAACCAGGCAACACAGGCAGCAGCCTCGCAGCAGCGTCAGTCCGAAATGGCAATCAACGCTGCCAACCGCCGCTCACCTGATGTCAGCAGCATCATGGCAGGTGCATCAAAGGCAGCAGGTAGTGGCCCGTCAGGAACAATGCTTACCGGGCCGGCAGGTGTTGACCCGAACTCGCTCGCGCTCGGACGCAGTTCGCTGCTAGGTGGATAAACATGAGTCAATACACTGGCGACAACAACTCGTACGAAAACGCTCCAACACGCGACAGGCTGTTCACGCGGTGGGGTCAACTCAAGTCTGAACGTGCGTCTTGGTGGGCGCACTATCAGGAGTTGACAACCTTCATCCTCCCTCGCAATGGTCGATATTTCTCGCAAGACCGCGACAAGGGACACCGCCGGCACAACGCCATCTACGACAATACGGGGACTCGCGCCCTACGAACTCTCGGTGCAGGGATGATGGCTGGTGCAACTTCGCCGGCGCGGCCGTGGTTTCGACTCGGAACCGCCGACCCTGAGTTGAACTCCTACCAGCCAGTTAAACTGTGGCTTGATGATGTCACGAAGCGCATGCAGTTGGTCTTTCAACGATCCAACACATATCGCGCATTGCACGGAATGTACGAGGAACTTGGGACATTTGGTACGGCCGCCTCAATCGTGCTGCCGGACTTCACTAATGTCATCCACCAGTACCCCGTGACTTGCGGCGAGTATTGCATTGCCACGGACTATCAGGGTCGCGTTTGCACCCTGTACCGAGAATTTGAAAAGACCGTCAGCGAACTCGTCAAAGAGTTTGGCTACAAGAACTGCTCAATCAGTGTGCAGAACCAATACGACAGGGGTTCCCTTGACCAATGGATCACCATTATTCATGCGATTGAACCTCGCGCTGACCGCGATCATTCAAAGCGCGACAACAAGAATATGCCGTGGGGTAGTTGGTACTTCGAAGTTGGAGGAGAACCAAACAAGTTCTTGTCCGAAAGTGGATTTGCTCAATTCCCATGCCTTGTGCCTCGCTGGTCAACCGTTGGGGGTGATATCTACGGGAACTCGCCTGGCATGGAAGCATTGGGTGACATCAAGCAACTGCAACACGAACAACTACGCAAGGCGCAGGTCATCGACTACCAGACGAAACCGCCGCTGCAAGTCCCGGCGAACATGAAGAACCGCGACGTTGAGATGCTGCCCGGTGGTATTACGTTTGTCGATGGTGTCAACTCAGGGATCAAGACCGCCTTTGAGGTCAACCTCAACCTGCAACACCTGCTCGGTGACATTCAGGATGTGCGCGAGCGTGTGCGCGGGTCGTTCTACGCTGATCTGTTCCTGATGCTTGCTAACGCCACCGACACCCGCATGACAGCGACTGAGGTGGCAGAGCGGCATGAGGAGAAACTGCTGATGCTTGGCCCTGTGCTTGAGCGTCTGCACAACGAACTCCTCGACCCGCTCATTGACATCACTTTCACCCGCATGGTTGCAGCCGGCATCGTCCCGCCAGCACCACCCGAACTGCAAGGCATGGACTTGAGCGTTGAGTTCGTGTCAATGCTTGCTCAGGCTCAACGCGCCATCGGAACCAACAGCGTTGACAGATTTGTTGGCAACCTTGGTCAAGTCGCCACCTTCAAGCCTGATGTGCTTGACAAGTTTGACGCTGACCAATGGGTTGACGCGTACTCCGACATGCTCGGCGTTGACCCAAGTCTGATCGTTGCCGACAAGCAGGTGGCATTGATCCGCGACGCACGCAACAAGGCGATGGCTGCAAAGGAGCAGGTCGCAGCAATGCAGCAGCAGAGCGAAACCGCCAAGAATCTTGCACAGGCTCCGACTGGCGGCGGTCAGAACGCGCTGATGGATGTGATGAACCAATTCTCAGGGTACGGATCACCGTCACCTTCTCAGGTGTAGTACCCGTATTGTGAATAACGCTCGCTAAATTTATCCAATGAGCAACTATGACCCGCTCGACATTCGTGGACAGGAGCGCACGAAAGCAGAACGCGATCTGCGCGACAAACTGTCCAAGGAAATCGAGGAATCGGATATCAAGTGGTTGATGAGTAGCAAGCGAGGTCGCCGATTCTTGTGGCGACATCTAGATCAGGCTGGAGTATTTAGGCTTAGTTTCAACACCAATGCAATGGCAATGGCCTTTGCAGAAGGAAACCGGAACTTTGGACTGCGTACCCTCGACATGATCCACTCGCTTTGCCCGGAGTTGTACCCAACGATGGTGAAGGAACACAATGGCAGACACACTGACAACGACAACAGCAACAACCAATGACACTGCTGTCGCTGACGCTGCACCCAAGAGCGATGTAAGCATTGCTGACGCGCTCTACGGTGGCAAAGCAACCGAAGGACAGGAACAGCAAGTTGCGGATGCAACCAAGGCTGTCGAACCCGACGCAACAAAGGTTGACGCTCCACAGGGCGCACCCGAAAAGTACGAATTCAAAGCCTCTGAAGGCAAAGCATTCGACGCAGAAGTGCTAACCGCATTCGCTGATGTTGCAAAGGAATTGAACCTGACCCAGGATGCTGCACAGAAGGTACTTGACCGCATGGCTCCAAAGATGGAGGCGCGTCAAGCCCAGCAGATCGAGACCCTCCGCACACAATGGGCGGACAGTTCAAAGGTTGACAAGGAATTCGGTGGAGAGAAACTCTCCGAGAACCTGTCAACCGCGAAGAAAGCACTCGACCAGTTCGGGACACCTGAACTTCGATCACTACTGAACGAATCCGGTCTTGGAAATCACCCGGAGTTCATCCGGTTTATGTTCCGAGCGGGTAAGTCAATTTCCGAAGACCGCTACGTTGGACAGGCAAACGGTGCAGCCCCATCACAGGGACGGCCGCGAGACTTCGCCAGCCAAGCAGCCTTCCTTTATTCCAAACAGTCCTAATTTATAAGGAATTACTATTATGGCAACTCTTTCTTCTACTAATTTAACGCTTGCTGATTGGGCAAAGCGTACTGATCCAGATGGCCGTACTCCGGTCATTGCCGAACTGCTCTCTCAAAGCAACGAAATCCTTGAAGATTGCGTATTCAAGGAAGGAAATCTGCCAACCGGAGAGCGCGTAGTCATCCGTACAGGTCTTCCGACCGTGTACTGGCGTGCGCTCAACCAAGGCATTCCAAACAGCAAGTCAACGACCGCGCAGGTCGATGAAGCATGCGGCATGCTTGAGGCTCGCTCCGAAGTTGACAAGGATCTTGCGATGCTCAACGGCAACACGGCTCAGTTCCGTTTGTCCGAAGACACCGCGTTCCTTGAGGCGATGAATCAGACCCAGGCTACGACCATGTTCTACGGCAATCCTGCCATTGAACCAAAGTCGTTCCTTGGTCTTGCAGCCCGTTATTCAAGCCTTTCCGCAAGCAACGGCCAGAACATTCTGGATGCTGGTGGCACTGGTTCGGACAACACTTCGGTGTACCTCGTTGTGTGGGGTGACAACACCGTGTATTGCCCGTTCCCAAAGGGATCGAAGGCAGGACTGATCCACGAAGACCTCGGCGAGCAGACTGTCTACAGCGGCGACAACCGTTTGCAGGCTTATGCAACCCGTTACCAGTGGAAGAACGGTCTTGTTGTCAAGGATTGGCGTTACGTTGTTCGTATTGCCAACATTGACATCAGCGATCTGTTTGCTCAGACCGGGTCGCAAGCAACCGGCGCAGCCACCGCACTTGTCAAGATGATGGCACGCGCCATGTATCGCATCCCAAATTTGGCGATGGGTCGTTCTGCCTTCTACATGAACCGTACCGTTCACAGCGGTCTGTCGGTTGCTGCGCTTGACAAGAGCAGTGCTGTCCTCAAAATCAACGAAGGACTCTCGCAGTTCGGCACGGCAAGCAGTTACCTGTCGTTCCTCGGAATTCCGTTGCGTCGCGTTGATTCACTCATCAATGCCGAAGCCCGTATTACCTAATACTTCTACAGAAAGAGAACAACAAAATGATTTTAGATCAAAACCTTCGCTTTGGTTCGACTGGAGCAATCACCACTGCGTCCACCTATGTGTGTGCTGACGTTGTGAATCTTCAGGCAAAAACCGCGTACTCTGCCACCGCATCCGGCAGTCTGTACACGGTTTCTCAGGGAACCCAGAACCTCGACATTGGTTCTGGCACAGACCTGTATGTGTATTTCACCGTGACTACCGCTCTTGCCGGCGGTACTAACGCAACTTTCCAAGCCGTAGCGTCAAGCAGTGCAACGCTCGCGTCTGGAAACATTGTTGTTGGCGAAGTCAGCCTCATTGTGACTGCGAACCTTGGCGTTGGTCAGCAAGTTGCTGTCCGCGTCAGTCCGCAGCAACTCGGTGCTGCTGCACTTCAGTACCTCGGCGCACAAGTTATTACCACTGGTACTTTCACCACTGGTGCAATTTCTGCTGACCTAGTCATGGACATTCAGGACGGCAAGCGTTCGTATGCTTCCGGTTTCTCAATCGTTTAACAGGAAAGTTTTATGCCAAAGGTTCAAGCAAAAATCCTGTGTTTCGTTGACAACGGTCTTCGCCAGCCTGGAGACATCTTTGAATACAGCGGCCCACGGAACAACAACGTCGAGATTCTTGACGGTTCTTGGGACGAAGGAATTACCAAACCTACGGTTGATGCTTCCGGAAGGAAGTGGAAAGCCAAGGGCAAGCGTAAGTCTTCAGATGATGAAGCGGACGTTGACGAAGGTTGAACCTTTGATTTGATTTGCCGCATGGGGGGAGTCGCTGGGAAACCACGGCTCCCCCTTGTTTCTAGTTGAAAGGAGCCACTAAATTGGCCTCAGAAGTCGATATTTGTAACCTTTCTCTATCACACATCGGGGATGAAGCGACAGTCTCAAGCATCAACCCACCTGAAGCATCGTTTCAGGCAGGTCTGTGCGCCCGTTTCTACCCCATTGCTCGCGACTCCCTGCTGCAAATGCACAACTGGAACTTTGGTTCTAAGCGTGTCAATCTTGCACAAGTGACCAACGTGTGGCCGCAATGGGAGTACGCATACGCAGTGCCTGGTGACTGCGTGACCATTGTCAGTGTGCTGCCTCCTGACGCTGCCAACGACTACGCGACGCAGTTTGTCCCTACCGACAGCCCGTCATTTGGACACAACTACTCGCCGCTTATTGCCGCAGGTCAGTACGTCCCGCAGCCGTACGCCGTTGAGGCTGACACCCTTGGTGCAGGTGTGATCTACACCAACCAGGCAAGTGCAATGCTTCGGTATCAGTCGCTTGTTTCTGACCCAACCAAATTCACGCCGCTGTTCGTGATGACGTTGTCTTGGCACTTGGCATCGATGCTTGCGGGGCCGATCATCAAGGGCGATACCGGGTCTGCTGAAGCGAAGCGATGCCTACAGATGATGGCTGGGTATCTGTCTCAGGCGCGAACAAGTGACTCAAACATGCGAAACATCAAGGTGGAACACATCGTTCCCTGGTCAGCAGGAAGATAAACATGCCGATGACACGCACCTTCTTCCGTTCGTTTGCCGGCGGCGAGTTGTCGCCTGAAATGTTTGGACGCATTGACGATGTCAAGTTCCAAACCGGGGCGGCAAAGTTGCGAAACTTCATTGCTATGCCACAAGGCCCGGCAGAGAACCGAGCCGGGACAGCGTTTGTGCGAGCGGTCAAGAACAGCGCAAAGCGCACTCGACTGATCCCGTTCACCTACAGCACAACGCAAACGATGGTGCTTGAACTTGGTGATGGGTACATCCGGTTCCACACGCAGGGTGCGACGCTGTTGGTTGGCACTCCAAGCGCATTCAGCACAACAAAGACCATCACGGCTGTTGATATTGCCACAGAAACTGTGACAAGCAACGCGCACGGCTATGCAAACGGAACACCAATCCAAATTGCAGCCACAACAACAATTCCAGCAGGTTTGTCTGCCCTCACAACTTATTATGTTGTTGGCGCAACCACAAACACATTTCAATTCTCTTTGACTGTTGGTGGAGCGGCAATTGATATTACAAGTACTGGTGCTGGAACAATTACGACAAACCAAGTTTATTCTTTGGGCGATCTTGTAAGTTCCGGTGGGTCAAACTATTACTGCATCCTTGCATCAACAGGCAATCTGCCAACCAATGCAACGTATTGGTATCCGATTCCTTCAGCCGCGTACGAAATCCCTACCCCGTACGCAGAGGCTGACCTGTTTGACTTGCACTATGTGCAGTCTGCCGATGTGCTGACCATTGTCCACCCAAACTATGCACCACGCGAGTTGCGCCGGCTTGGTGCAACAACGTGGACGCTGTCAACAATCTTATTTGTGTCGCCAGTTGCAGCACCTGCTGCGCCAACGGTAACTGCGAATCGTGGTCGATCCATCAACATTTCGGGCATTACAAACGCCGCAATTGCGGTGATTACAACAGTTGCCGACCACAATTTTGCTCTTGGAGATCCGGTTGAAATTAGCGGTGTTCTTGGAATGACAGAGGCAAATGGATTTTGGATTGTCCATAAGAACACGCCTAGCACTAAATTAGAAGTGCAGTCTTACACGACCGGGGCGCACTTTAACAGCACTAATCCACCTGTTGGTATTTACACAAGTGGTGGAAGTATTCAGTACGCCAACCAGTCGCAAGACCTTGACAACTTCTATGTCATTACATCTATTGCAACAAACGGGTTTGACGAAAGTGTTGCTAGTCCTTCGGGGACAGTATTCAACAACTTGAATGTGACGGGCGCGTCGAATGATTTGACATGGACGGCTGTGTCAGGGGCATTGCGATACAACATCTATAAGAAGCAAAATGGTTTGTATGGTTATATCGGACAATCCGATACCAATTCGTTTACTGACAACAACATTGCGCCTGACATGGGAATCACGCCTCCCATCGTTGACCCGGTGTTCATGTCCGCAGGGAACTACCCACAGGCCGTGAGTTACTTTGAGCAGCGTCGAGTGTTTGCCGGCACAACGAACGAGCCACAAAGCATGTGGATGACGCGGTCAGGAACCGAAAGCGATATGTCGTACTCGCTTCCTGTCAAGGACGATGACCGAATCAACTTCCGTGTCGCAGCGCGAGAAGCCAACACCATCCGTCATGTCATCCCGTTGACACAGTTGATCCTCCTGACCAGCGCAGCGGAATGGCGCGTCAGCCCGGTGAACAGCGATGCGATCACACCAACCACGGTGTCTGTGCGTCCGCAGTCGTACGTTGGCGCAAGCAACGTGCAGCCTGAGATCATCAACAACAGCATGGTGTACTGCGCTGCGAGAGGCGGTCACATTCGCGAACTCGGCTACTCATGGCAGTCGAACGGGTTCATCACTGGCGACCTGTCAATCCGCGCTGCTCACCTGTTTGACAACTTTAACATTGTTGACATGTGCTACGCCAAGTCCCCGCAGCCGCTCTTGTGGTTTGTGTCAACGACAGGCAAACTGCTTGGGCTGACCTACGTCCCTGAACAGCAGATCGGTGCATGGCATCAGCACGACACCGACGGCGTGTTTGAGTCCTGCACCGTTGTCGCAGAAGGCAACGAAGACTCCTTGTACGTCATTGTTCAACGCACTATCAACGGCAACTCGGTGCGATACGTTGAGCGGATGGCAACTCGGCAGGTCAACTTGCTCAAAGACTGTTTCTTCGTGGACGCTGGATCGACGTTTAACGGCACAAACCTGACCGCGACAACCGTTACGGTGACGGGCGGCACATCTTGGGGGCCGGCAGACGTACTGACGATCACCGCCTCCTCAAACCTGTTCGTGTGGCCCGGAACCACCGATGTCAACGATGCCATTGTGTTGACAGATTCCACAGGTGCTTCTTATCGCCTCAAGATCCTCGCTACGAGTTCCCCGACTGTGGCAACAGCCAAGGTGGACAAGGTCATTCCGGTCGCTCTCAGGGCAACTCCGACCACTGTGTGGGCATTTGCACGGGACACGGTCAGCGGTCTGTCGCACCTTGAGGGCAAGACGGTCAGCATCCTTGCCGACGGGGCGGTCATGCCGCAGGTGGTGGTGACCGGAGGGGTGGCAGTCCTTGAACGTGCGTCGGTGGTAGTTCACGTTGGTCTGCCGTACCAAAGCGACCTACAGACCCTGCCAGTGGCATTGAACATCGACGCATTCGCGCAGGGGCGCGTGAAGAACGTCAACCAGGCATGGATTCGGGTGTTCCAATCGTCGGGTGTATTTGTCGGGCCTGACGCAAACAAGTTGACAGAAGTCAAGCAGCGCACCACCGAGCCGTACGGTTCACCGCCAGCCCTGAAATCCGATGAAGTCAGCGTTGCTATGACCCCGACATGGGCGCAGTCCGGTCAAATCTACATTCGGCAGAGCGACCCGCTCCCGCTGACCATTGTCGGCATTACCACAGAGATTGTTGTCGGCAGTTAACAGGAGAAAGACATGAGTTCATTTGCATACGCAGCATCGTCAAGCAGCCTGATGAACATCCTCGGTTCATCACCAACCCCTGCCGGGTACAGCGCGGGTGGATCAACGCTTCCTGCCGTTGGCGGTGCTGTCGGCGGTGCAGCCGGCACAAGTTGGACAAGCGGCGAAGCACTGATGATGGGCGGTTCGATCATGTCGGTGTTCGGTGCTGTCAACAGCGCAATCGGTTCGTTCTACGCCGCCGACAGTCAGAAGACGCAACTCAAGATGCAAGCGCAGAACCAACGGTTTCAGGCGCAGATGTCAGCGATCAACGCTCGCGGTGCTGAGATGCAAGCGCAGCAGTCGCTCCTTGCCGGCGAACGGGCAATCGGTCAGTACACAATGGGTGCAGGTCAACGCCGCGCATCCGCTACCGCGTCAATGGCAGCGAGAGGAATTCAGGGTGGTGTCGGCAGTGCGCGTGAGGTCACCGCAAGCATGGACTTGATCAAGGAGATTGACAAGTTGACCATCAGTTCTAACGCCGTACGTCAGGCCGAGGCAGCGCGAGCGCAGCGGATCAATTACATCAACCAGGGTGTAATCGCAGGTACAAGCGCGAACAACCTCATGGCTACCGCCGGCACAATTAGCCCGTACTCCAGTTCGTTTAGCAGTCTGCTTGGTAGTGCCTCAAGTATCGGGTCAACGTGGGCTACACAGCGTCGTATGGATGAACTTGTTGCAGCGCAATCACAGCGCAGATTCTGATAAAAACCGCAAACCCGTCGAAATCAACGGGATTAAACACCATGCCAACAGTCCCAACATCGTTTGTGCCACAAGCCGACATTTCATCACAAGCGGGTGTCGCACCGTTTGAGGCAACGCCCGGTCAGCCAGCACAGAACCTAGCAGCGGGTCAAGCGGTCGAACTTGGCAACGCATTGGTGCAAGCCGGCAATGTGGAGTACCGAATCGGCGCGATCATGCAGGACAACCTGAATGACGGCAACGCCAAACAGGCTTTGACGCAATGGCAGGCGCAAGCGCAAGACGTACTGCGCGGTCAGAACGGCTACTTCAACGCATACGGCAAAGATGCTGACACCAACTACCAGGCAACGCAAGATGCCCTGTCATCGTCTGCAAACTCGGTGATGGACGGACTTGGCAATGACACGCAGAAGGCGATGTTCATGCAAGCAGCGTCTAGCCACATGACTCAATACCGAGCGCAGATGCTCGACCACAAGAGCAAAGAGGCATTTCGATACGCTGCAAACGAGTCACAGGCATATGTAACGTCGTTAACTAGTGAAGCAATAAACAATTCCGAATTTCGCGACCAAGTTGATCAAAAAGGCAATCCAATTGGCCCATTCAATGCCGCCGAAGGGGCAGCAATTGCCGAAACGCGAAGGCGAGCAGCAAGT